GATTGTTTTATCAACTAATGTTACAGATTATTTTGAAAAAAGTGTAAAGGACCCTTAGCAAGTAAAAGAAGTTTTACAAGTTGTGTGCTACTATTTAAGAAAACTTAGTATTCTAGTTGTTTTCTTTGGTCCTGCAGCTGGACTATATTAACTAACTTATCGTTAGCTTGTTTAGCAATGGCTAAAGCATTTACTGGATATTCACCCAGTTTATTTTTTTGCCTGCTTATCTTCGACAAAAGATTTTTTCTTTGTTTTTCCGTCTCCTGTATCTCTTTTGTCAGTTTTTGATACATTGTTTGCAACCTGCTTTACCTCCTTCACGGTAGATTTAATAAACCTCAAGTCTTTGGGGTCTACAATACAGTTAGCATTGTCTGGTGGATTTTTCATTAAAGCTAATGTTTCTACTGATTTGTCGGTTACTTCAAACGTAACACTACATTCGTATTCCCATTTCTTTACATATTTATTCACCATACTCTATTTCTAGTATGATTTTTAAGCATTGTATAGCTTTTTTAATATCCTGTGCGCCATTCTTATTTTTATGTCTAGACGCATATTTTACAACATTACCTTCTAGCCAAGTTAATTTATTTTTTACAATATATTCTGCAGGCTGAATGACAAAGCCTTGATAATGTGTTCCACCTTCTTGGGTTTCTAAACTTTTTAAAGGATGGTTATGCTTCTGGCTGTCGCTGGTATCTTGGTTATCCATTTTCTTTTCTCTAAATTTTCAATAACTTTGTGAACGTGTGATCTGGTTTTCATATTATGCGCCACCTTGATCTCATCATAAGACGGCGCATACCCGTGCTTTTCTATATACGATTTAATCCACTCATAAACTTTACGATGTACTGGAGTTAAACCGTATTTCATATTTAAATAAAGTCTTCCGCTGCAGCCGCTTGTTGTGGCTTAGGCGCAAAACCTGGTTTCTTTAAAGAGTCTGTTTCAGTTATTGTAATTTTAACTGAACCATCTTCTTGTTTGTAGGCTGATGCTTGACACCAAACGTCTTGACCATTTAATTTAATGGTAAAGTTCTTAGGAACCATATTGCCTTTTTTAGACATGTGGTTGACTAAGACTAAGTCTGGATGTTTGTCTTCAGTTTTCTTAGGATTTTTCATCATAGAAAACGAACAGACATAGCCTGGTTTTGGATTAAATGACATTATTTGTCCTCCATTTGTTGTTGTTTCACCTGGATTTTTTCTAGCAATTTATTTGCATAACCAGGATTTTCTTTTAACAATTGCTCAAGAAAGTTTGCATACTTTCCTAAGTTCTTGGTAAAACTTTCTTTGTCTTTAGACTTTAAAATTTTTTGTTCTACTTCTTCTGTTAAAGTTTTAACTTTTGGTTGTTCAGTTGTTTTTTGAACTGATTGTTTTTTAGGTTTGTTTCTTAAATCTAATTCTTCAAAAGATAATACATCTCCATGCAAGTGCAGCGCTTTTAAAATAGCTCTATCTACAGCTCTCTTTTCTGCAACTGCTACAAAGTATTCAAAACCATTAGTATCTGGATGCGCTTCACCAAGGCTAGAGTATTTTCTGTTATTAGAATTATCAATTGCAGTTGCTTTACAAATTGCAAATCTAAGTTTACCGTCTGCAGTTTTAATATCTACATCAACAGATATATCAAAGTATGCTGCCATGTGTTCTATATCTTTATGATACAAAGCAACTTTGCCATTATCTAAATCATAGCATTGTTTGTTATTGATTAAATTTTCTAAGTATTGTTTGGGAGTTATATTCATAATAAGTTACTGTGGGACATTGTTGAAAAGGAAAGATGCAATATCCCACAGATCAGAGCCAAAGTTAACTAACAGAGGGAGCAAAAAGATTATAGCAAATGAAAAAACTATAATCTTGCTGTTGGCTCTAATTTTGTTTTTACCAAAATTATATTTGTTTTTAAATAAATTTATTTGATAGATGTTAAAAGGTTTTCGTTCCATAATTGCTCTGCTACTGGTTTGTGTTCATCATCCCATTTAAAATTACTTAAATCTAAATTTACATCTTCTGTCCAATTGTGGGTCCCAGAGTGTCGCTCCGCCAGGCGCTCCCTTCTTAAACAGGTTTGTCTGATTTTAAGTGCTATTCTTTTTAAATTATCTTCTTGAAGTTGAGGACAGTTTTCTTTGTTATAAATTTTATAGCTATCTTCATTGACCATTAATAAGTGTGGTTCAAGTTTAGTTGCAAAATAATAGAAGGCAGTTTGTAAAAAATAATCATCAAATGGGTTGGGTTTTACGATACTCATACTTGGGGTGCCGTCTGATTTATATTTACCAGTTCTTTTTCTCCATTTGGTTTTAATTTCAATAAACTTTGTATCATCACATAAATCTATTTGACCCGATACTGGAAGAACACAGCCAGTAAATTTATATTTAACTGGTTTCTCTGCTAATATGTTGCCTGACAATCCAATTTCTTCAATACCTTGTATAGTTTGTTTTAATACATCTAATAAATGTTCTTTGTTACTATTGTATTCATAGCCATCAAATTCATTTAATGGTTTGTAAGTATTATAAGCTTCAGTTGCTAATTTAAATATTTCTTCTTTGTTAACTGTCATCGAATTTAGTTTCCTCTGTTTTAAAGAATTGTTTTTTGTTTCTGTTATAAATTTTCTTTGCAAATATTTGTGCTACTGCTTGACCAATGTTTGCACCTGCAACCATTTTTGCATTAGGTTTAAAATCAGCTCTATCTTTGTCTGTTAAATAAAAATATTTAAAACAAAATAAATCATCATTTAAATTAATTTGTGAAGGTGAGTGATGGTTCCAATTGTAGAACTTAGACCATTCTGGCAGCTCTGTTTCAATGTTAGATTTTTTTAGAATATTTTTTAATTTTTTATCTAAATCCATTGAACGAACAACTAACTATTGTAGAACATCATGTAAACATTAATATTAAAAATTACTATTCTTAGGTGTATTTTTATTTATTTGCCAAACTGTCAAATATGACTATAAGCAATTTTAATGCAATTAGATAAATTTAGAAAAACAAAAAAACTAACTTATAAGCAATTGGCTGATTTGATTGGTTTAAAAAATAAAACTTCATCTTCAACCGTTCATCGTTGGTGTACTGGTTCGCGTATTCCAAGAAAATCAATGTTAGATAAAATAAAAACAGCTACTAAAAATAAGGTAACGATCAAAGATTTTTATGAATAAATTTAAACCTAAAAAATTTGTTCTAATAACCTGGGAAGATATTTGTGCATTTAATGATTGGAAAAATATTGATGCAGCTAAAAAAGATAATGTTGCTGTTTGCTATAGCACGGGGTTTATTATCGAAAAAAATAAAAAAAATACTGTGATTTGTTCTGATTGGTCCACAGATACAGAAGGGACTGAGGTAGGCAATCGAAATGTTATTCCTAATTCTGTAATCATAAAAGTGGAGGTATTATATGAGTACAAAAAATCATCTTAATAAAACTAAATCTGATGATTTAAAACAAGAAAACTTAATTAAGGATAAAGAGGTCAATGAATTAAAAAAGATCATAGATCATAAGGATAAAGCTATCGAGGAGCTAACTAACAAAATCAATTCACAATTAACAGATTTAAGAAAAAATGGACTTTAATGGCGCGCTACAATTATTTTAATATTGGCGATCATTTTAGCGAATTTCACAGAAGGTTCGATGGTCTGGCAGGATTAGACCTGGATTTTATCGAGATTTGTCAAAAATGCCAGGAACCGTTGGCTATGTTTGAAACCGCGGTTGATAAAGGACAAACCTATAAGACTACCACAGTTACCGAGAAAATTGCAATAGCTTGTAAAGTACCTGCATATCTTGTGTTTTACACTCCTGGTTCCAAACATGATGAAGTTACCCAATTTCGCATTAAGAAGCTCACACCTGCCGAAAGCGAGCTGAGGGTAATGAACCCTCCAGAATTTATAAAGATGCTAAAACTGATACAGGAGAGACACGTTAAAGGGTGTGTTTTAAAGGGGGTACCGTTTTGAGTTTCTTTGTAGCGGATGAGAGTATATTAAAAAGCTCTAAACTGACACCTTCTGATAAGTTGGTTTATTTTGGTTTGGTTAGTTTTTATAATCGTAAGACTAAGGTTTGTTATCCCCGAGTTCAGACGATAGCAGACAGGGTTGGACTTTCTAAACTCACCGTTTACCGTTCCATTGCCAGACTAAAAAAGCTTAATATTATCCAGACTAAACGAAAACAATCCACACTAGAATATAGGCTACCAATACAAGAGAAGTTATTAACAAATTCCAGAGTTATCAAATTTTATAACTCTGAGTTATCAAATATTATAAGTATTAATAAAACCAAAGTAATTAAACCATATAGCAATTATAAATATGGAAATAGCTATTCTTCGAATACACCCTTCTTGCCAAGCCAGAATAAGGATATTGAGTTTAAAGGTATTAAATTAAAATACCACGCATCCTGGGGGATGCTGGATGAGTTTCGAGGTTCTGACGGGAACGATTACACAAAAGATAAGGTAACTGGAGAGATTAAAAAAAAAACTAAAAAATTAGCCTAATGCTTGCTAAACTTAAAAAAAACTTATAAAAAATGATAAACTATATGTGGTATGCCTGGTCGTAACAAACTACTAAAGCAATGTGAGAGTTACACCAGGGGTTCTAAGTTTACGGTGCGCTGTCGGTGCAAGGGTAATTTGATGAAGACAGGTCATTATCGTTGCAAGTATCATGCGGGGATGTCTACGGGTCCAACTACACTTGAAGGACAGTTGAAATCTCTAAAAAACTTACCACAATATAAAAACAAAACAGATGAGTATATTTTAGATGCAATTAGAAAAAACAGAAAATATTATAGAGAAGCTTGAGAACGGTAAAACTTTAACTGAAATATGTAAGGATAAGAACTATCCATCATTATCAGTTGTTTATCGTAAAATGAGAGATGACGATAAATTTCATAAACAAATTATGAAAGCAAGAGAGGTTGGAACTTTCACTATCCTTGACCAAATCCATGAGATGTTAAGTAAACCTCAAGACCCAAAATACTTTCAACAGACTCGAGAACTAGCGCATCATGCACGTTGGTTAGCATCAAAGTTAGCTAGTGGAATATTTGGAGATAAAATTAAACAGGAAGTTAAATCTGATAATACTTTGACTATTAGTTGGGGAAAACCCCAGGAGCCAAAGGCTCCCGAGGTTATTGAGGGTTAATTTAAGTTATTTTTGATTAAACAAGTATTATAGGCTTGATTGCCTACAGCCGCTAAGTATTTATCAGCTTTTTCTTTGTTTTCTTTTAATTTTTGAGATTGTTCTGGTGTTGGGTTTGCAACAAATTCAACTTTTACACCTTTCCAAGCATGATTTTTAGCTTTAAGAAAACAAATCTTTTTTTGTGCTTCTTTTGGTAATTGTTGAACATCTACTGATCTAGTAAATTCAACTATTTCTTTATCACTTGCATAAATTGAAAGACCTGTCCAAGAAATAAAGTTTTTACCATCTTTTTCTTCTGAAGTTAAAACACCAACTTGAGAATATGTAGAAGCTTTTGGTTTACACCATTCACCGTTCTTTGGATTTTTAGTTGAAGAAACTAATCTAGTACCTTTTTTATTAGTTTCTAACCAAAATCTTTTACTAGTTTTTTTAAATCCCCAAGGGTAGTTATCAACTTCAACTGAATTATCAAAGCTGTCTTTGTTATAAATAAAAACCATTTGATTTTCTCCTTTGTTAGTTATAAAGTTCTTTTAATTGTTGTTTGACGATATGTCAATCAATGATTGATAAAGTAATATTACAAATTAATACAAGGAGAAACATTATGCCAATGGGTAAGGGGACGTACGGTTCAAAAAAAGGAAGACCAAGCAAGTCAAGTAAGTTAAAAGGTGGACAAAAGAAGTTACCATCTTTTTTAAAGAAAAAAATAATGAACAGCAAAAGAGGTAAATAATGGCTAAGGCACGTGGATTATATGCAAACATTCATGCTAAACGAAAGCGTATCGCTGCGGGTTCTGGTGAGAAAATGAGACGACCAGGACAAAAAGGAAGACCAACAGCAAAACAATTTGTTAGAGCAGCTAAAACTGCTAAGAAAAGAGCATAATGAGAAAAGAACATAAATCAGAAACAGGCGGATTGACTCAAAAAGGTCGAGACTACTTCAAGAAAAAAGAAGGAAGTAACTTAAAAGCTCCAGTCAAAGAAGGTAAGAACCCGAGACGGGTGAGCTTTGCAGCTAGGTTTGCTG